TGTTCTCTCAGTCTTCCGTAGTATGAAAGCGCCGGGTATTCTAAAGTTATCAACGATAACTGATCCTTTTTCAGGGATATCACCCACATTGGGTGAGTTAGAATTACTTTCGGTTCTTCGAACGATGGGTCTTGTCAATAGATTTGACCTAAAGTTCAAAGACTTTCATATTTCCGGTGCAGCAGGTCCTAATTATAAACGTTCGCCCTTAGGAGCAGAATTGGATGCTTTGGCTTTAAGCCGAAGTCATCTTTTGTCTGTCTTCTTAAGAGGATGTGATATAATAGGGGCCCTACCGCTTAAAACTGTTTTTCTAGATACATTAACTTTCATAGATTCTAATCTAATTTTATTAGATGAAAATGAAAGAAAGTTATGTTTAGGAAAATTGGTGGAGAAGCTTGAGGCTGCTGGAAAAGTACGTGTGTTTGCAATTATTGACTCTTGGAGCCAATCATTGTTAAAACCTTTGCATGAAGCTATCTTTTCTTATCTTAGATTGATACCTTCCGACGGAACATTTAATCAAGTAGGTCCTTTGGACCGCTTAAAGAAATGAGCCGTGCGTGAAAGAGATAACGGTAGAGTTGTAAAATTCTTCTGTTATGATCTTTCCGCAGCTACCGACAGATTACCAGCACTCCTTCAACGAGACATTCTCTTATTGGTCCTTTCAAAGGAACAGAGAGAGTTTGCTCACGTATGATATGAGTTACTGGTTAATAGAGATTGGGTTCATAAGAAAGAACCTTATCGCTATTCTGTTGGACAAGCTATGGGAGCTTTATCTTCCTGAGGAATGTTAGCTCTTACCCACCATATCATTGTTCAAGTAGCCGCTAATCGAGTTGGTAAAACTCGTTTTAGTGCCTACGCATTATTAGGTGACGATATAGTTATAGCCGATGAGGCCGTAGCTATATCTTATCACCATCTAATGACACAATGATTAGGTGTGGGTATTAATCTCTCCAAATCTCTGACTTCAACTGAAGTCTTTGAATTTGCAAAGAGATTGATCACCTTGGATGGTGAAGTTACTCCAATAGGGCCTAATAACCTGTCTGTAGCTATGAAAACTACAAATGGTATATTATCCCTATTTATCGATATGATCGGTAAAGGAGTTACTCTCACTTCAGACCAAGTTGAAGAAATGTTTAAAGG